CTACATGCAAGATGTGAACACGATCGGAAGCTTCACTCAGATCGAGTGTTGCCAGATCCCCCTCAGAACTTCCTCGTTCTGCCAGCACCCGATTTGGGTGCTGATCAGTAAAACCGAGGAAATTGAAAGCAAGATTGTCACGGGTATTACCCGGTACTCTCTTACTTTCGAGGAGCTCGACAATTGGACCGAGCAGGGCCTGCTGCATATACTGCATACAGGCTGGCTCGATAGCAATTATTCGAGGTGTACTCAGCGTCTTAGGTACAGAGATAACCCTTACGGGTATCTCTTCACCAGGCTCAAGGATCTGAACATGATCATAGCGGTAGTAATACCGCCAGTTGGCTATCCCAAATTCTCCAAATGAGAACAGGGATTCCAGTCGAGAGTGCCAGAATTCCAGATCGAACTTCCCGTTCCCGGTAAGTCGATCTGCTGTCGCTCCCGGACCATGTCTAGGGATAACCTCACCCTTTCGGATAAGGTCATCCATTCGGGATAAAACATCCCCGAATAGGAGAGTGGAGATTCTTTCGAATCTTTTACAGTCGAAAGAATCACGAGATTCCCACTCCCTCAGGTCCTCTTCGCATCTTACGTAACTCAGAAAGGCGTCTCTTTCCCTATCATCACTACAAGGAAGGAGAATCTTTGCAAACAGCAGTGTTAACTGCCGAATAGCAAAGATGGAATCCGAACTGGGTTGCGCAAGCAATGCACAATCTGAAGGATCGAAGATCTGACGAAGGAAACCTCCTAGGAATAGGGGGAAACCAGCCTTTTTCTGGAAACCAGGAAAAGACTTGTCGTCAAGAGAGCCTAACTCAAGACAACGCTGAAACTCCTTCCCGAAGGAAGGAAGCGTTATCGTGAGGAAAGAAAGGCCCTCAGCTTCGGTCCGACTCACGAGCTTTTTGTAGTCGTGAGCAGTGCTAGTGTGACACCAGCTGGCAAGTTCATTAGCCAGCTCACGCCAGAGATCTGTCATGCTTTTCATTCACACCTCAAAAGGGCAGTGAATCATGAGCACAATCAACAGAATCCGGTCTCTCTAGGTAACTACTTCCTAGAGATGCATCACCTTATACCCCAGATGAATCCGGGAAGGTGATGTACAGTCAAAATCAAGGGGTAGGTAATACAAACCCATCTCTTGATGTGGCGAGAACTCAGTTCTCACCACCGACAAGCTTAATCAGGCCAGCATTGCTGCTAGCCTGCAGCCAGCCCAGAAGGGCAAGCACCTCGTTCTTGATGTCCGTACTGGTAAACCCCGTAACCGGCGTGTCAATAACAAGGTAAGCGGACATAGAAGCCTGGACGTTGACTCCTGCAAGCAGGGGGTCTTCGGCAGTCTTCTTCACATCCAGGCGCGCCATGGTCCTGTCTCGCTTCCCTTCGGAATGTGAGATAGTAACCAAGTACGCACCATCAGCACTTCTAAAAGTGCCTCCGTTCGCAGTAAAACCAAT